GCTATCGGAAGAACACTTTCTAAAGTATTTCCTATCTCTTGAGGGGGGCCACTTAAGTCTGAAGCTGCGGCTTGTTGCCTAGCTCTAATTTCTTCCGCTTGTTGACGCAACTGCTCTTCGGTGGCGAAAGGATCAACCCCCCCTTCAGTTTCCACAATAAGATCTCTATCTTTTTCCCGCTGGCTCTTAGGTATTTGTTCTGCATCCGACACAACCTTAGCTATCGTATTGCCTTGTTCTCCTATCAGGTCGCGTACAGTATCCTCGGCTGACTGTTGCTCGACTTGCCCAAAAACCCCGCGTTGGTAATCTTCTATTAATTTTTTAGCCAGTGGGCTGTCTACAAAAGCCTTTTCTTTTTCATTCAAGCTTCCATAACGCAGTAGTCCTGATGCCAATTCTTCGGCGATCTGTGCTGTCTTAGAGTTAACCCATCGAGTTCCTTCCAAAGGATTGTCCATGTCAGGCGCAGGTGCTAGTGCAGATGTCCCTGAAACGGTTTCAGTGGTCGGTTGAACTGCCGGTTGAACCTGACTGGAAGGTGGGGGAGCAACGGCCTGAACTTGACTACCTGTAGTTACAAGTATCTGGGCTGCCATAGACTTCTTAGTTGCCTTAGGGTCTGGTCGTTTACCCATACCCAGGAGAAGCGATTTAAGCTGGCTTTTATTCAGATTATTGGCTAAATAACTTTCATTGCCTGTTGCTATTGCACGACGGATGGATTCTTTTTTCTTTGTCTTGAAGCCTTGATTTACTAACCAGTCTTCTATTTCTTGTTCGATCTTATTCATTCCATCATCTTCCATTCCGCCAGCTACAGGTGGTGGGTCTTCAGGTGGTTCTCCACTTCCGGTTCCAACAGCTTCATTTACAATTCTGGATATATCATCTTCGGTTTGTATATCTATCCGATTGTTAGCACCTCCGCCCATAAGTTCTTCTTCTGGGATTTCAGTCATTCTGTCTGGGTCATCAAAGGCTGTAAGGATAACTTTAATAAACTCTTCGGCTTGAGGGCTAGGCTTGGTGTCAATAGATAGACCAAGCTGATCTTCTACCATTCGGACAATATCGTCTTTAGTTCTGTTTCCTAGAATGAGTTCGGCTTCACTGAGGCCGAGTTGAATCCCCGCGTTTTTAATCTGGGAGTATGTAACTTTGTCTAAGATGTTATCAATAGGTCTTTGTCCGTCAGGCTGGAACTCCCACTGACTTGGATCTTGCATCATGCTGGCCAATTGTCCAGTTGTAATGTCTCCTGGGTCGATCGTGTAGCTATACATCTCAGAAGGATCAGATTTGATTTTGCTGTGCGTTCCAACAGGAACATCCCCACTTCTACCAGTGTCATCTACCACACTGTACACTTGCAGCTTAGGTGTTCTGATGGAATCTTGCCCGTACCGACTTTCCCCTGGCATTTCCCTTCTTGCATCAGCGTGCAATTGGCCATACATATTGCCATCGCTTCGATTCGGTCGGTCTTTTTCGTCTGTAGTCTGACCCCAAAACTGATTTGCGTCTGATTCAAGAGGAGTCTCGGCAAACTGAAATTGGCCTTTACCTGTCCTCAATGTAGTTCTAGCTGCTGAAGCAGAAGCAACTTGAGGTACAGTCATTTGCATACGCACAAGAGTACGCATAACCCGACCTCTCACGTTTTTCCAAGTGCTGGCATTGACAAGCTTTTTGTCTGATGTGTTAACGCCCTTGTCATGTTCAGCCAACCTATTTAGAATAGCGACCTTTTCTTCAATCGTTGAAGCATTAGCTATTTGACGCTTGGCATCTAGGTCGAACGTCTGTTGCCCAAGGTAAGCTGAGTAAATGTCTCTGTATTGTGGAAGGTTGTTTCTATCTACCTTCCGACCATTGTTTCGATGCTTAAGCTCTTCATCCGTAAACTCAGGATTAAATACAAGATCCCTGAAGAAGAAGTCAGGATCTACCTTAGTCATGTCTGTATCAGGCTGAAGTATAGAAGGCGTATATCCTATTGGAATGTTATCATAAGACTTGGCTGGGAATCGCCTTGGGGATGGGGGTATATACTCTCTCTGTGCTGTTGCTGCATCATAAGGAGGAGAAGCAAGTCCATCCGGCCCAATCCAGCTTGAAGGCTCTCCAGTTACAGGGTCAATTACAGGCCTCATAATGCTTGGCTGTTGAGCTAAAAGCTCTGCTTCAGCTTGAGCTTCTGTTATTCCTTTTTGTTTTGCTAGATCTCTAATAGCACGATTGCTAAACGCTTTTGCTGATTCTGTCTTGAGATCAGAATAAACTTTCCTAAGCTCTTCGTTTGACATCTGGTCAAACAGTTCCATCTCAGCAGCCGTATCAAGTTGCCCTCTGCTCTCGACCCAATCTTGATGGGTGCGAGTTCCACCCTGCTCCACCTTAGCTCCCGGAGGTAGCCTTAATGAACGAGTAGGAACATTCGTTTCCCCTGCGATCACTTTCCCAGTACGAGTAACTAACCTGGATTCAAAGGTGGACTTCATAGGGACTAGCTGATAGTTATTCCCTTTCCTTTTCTCCTGCTTAACAACCATATACCAAGAAGCCAGACTTCTCTTTTGGCCCGATGGCCCAGGTTTTCTCGATGTTTCTTGATAATGAAAGCCTTCAACCTGATGCTTCATTATCTGAGAAAGCTCTTTGATGATTGTGTTATATTTACCTTTTCCGCCTAGCCTTTCAGCGATTTTTGCTGGTGTGTTTGACTTATTCTTTCGTTCTGGAGAATTGACTTCGTAATAAATACTCTGAAGAGCAGACATGACCGCATCATATTCTTGTGCAGTTTCTATTTCGTTCAAGACGGTGATCAAATCGTCTGAAACCATAGATCGTCCATATTTTGGCTTTCGTCTTTTAGTTTTAAGATGCTTCTTTGTAGGCATTTCAACTGAAGTTACTTCAGGGTACTTAGACTTCCCTCTAAATACTTCTACTTCTGCTTGCTTAACAGGTATTTGCTGAAGCTGGTCTAGTCTTTTAAGTAACCCACGAACGTGTAGCGTTTCTCCTGCTGTCGCAAAATCCTCTGGGCTTGGAGCCATTCTTTTGGGGATGTTTGTTTTCTCAGTCCTAAGTTGATTGAGAATTTTTGGCTGGCTACTTGAAAGTATTCCAGACAACAACGACTTTTGTATCTGTGCCTGCAGACTGTTCCTGGCAATATTGTCTTTGCCAAATGGATTCCTTTTTAGAACGACAGAACGACCCTTAATATTTTTGTCGCTAGAAACTTCTGTAGTCAATCGGTATATAATCGAATCAACTATTCCGGTTTCAAAGAGCCTGTCCAGCTGCCTGCCCATTTCCGCAATAGCATCAGCAGGATTCTGAATGTCGTAAGATACTTTTTGCCGTGCTTCCTCAATAGATATGCCTTCCTCTTTCGCCACCCTCTGGGCTAAGTCTTCATCTCTTCCGATTGGTTGATCAGAAAGATTTATATCATCAAGACTAGATGGTGCTGGAGAAAATACATCCCTATCTTCATATAGATCATCCCCGCCTCCAAGCATATCGCTTTCCAGCTTAGCTTGTGTTGAGTAAGGCAACTGAGAAGCAGGTATTTGGGCTGCACTTCTTGCACCGATAGATTCTTGAAAACCTGAAAGCCCGTGAAACATCTCAGCAATAGACTTGAACCTAGCGACATTCTGCTGAATTCCACCAAGGTTAACGGTAGGAAGATGGCTATCTATTTGGAATGGCTTTCGGGTAGGAGTCTGACCTCTCCCTTCGACCAACACGCCGCCGGAAACAAAGTCCTCCCCAGAAGTTGTTTCTGTGGTTACGTCGATGTACGAAGTGCGCCCTATCTCTTCTCTTGCTGCATGGAAAGTTAATAGAAATCGAGAAAAATAAAGGCCATCCTCGGCTATCTTTAGATCTCTATTAATTCTTCGTTGCTCATCTGCGATTACAGCTCTTTCCCCACTTCCGGCCTTGGTTCTTTCAGCTCTTCGCTTGAGATTTTCTAGTTCTTTTGTCAACTCATTTTGCATGTCAAAAGATAGCGATCTTAAAGCATGACCTGCATCAGGATCCCAAAACAAAAGGAGAAGCCAATCAGATTGCGTACTTGATATAGGGGACTCCGCCATATTTACGAATCCACCTTTGTACTTTTTTATTTTGTTTCCTCTTTCGTTTACCCCATGGTTTGTTTTGAAGTCATCTCCTAGGTAGATTTTAGAAGTTTCAAGTTCGCCTCTTTGGTTCTTTACCTTAGCGTCACTTAGAAACTCATATAATCTTCTAGCGTACGCATCTTGTTGTTTATTGCTGAAGCTCTTTGGGTTGCCATGAACATCTACCTCAGCCTTTAGCTTGTCAATTATCTTTTTGGCTTCGGCCTCTGATTCTTCTCTGATGTTAGCAGTTGCAGGAAGATACCCAGGAGTTCCTTTAGGGTGCTCCAAGTTCATAAGCCTGCTGTAGTCGAAGGCGTGTGCTTGCGGCGTATTTCTTTCTACATTAGACCTTCCATTATTTATCTCGCTCTGCGCATAAAGAATTCGCTCATTGACGGTGGTCTTAATCATTCTTTCTAAGACGAATATCTTAGAGGCATTGATTGCTTTCAGTTTGGCTTTGAGTAATTCAAGCTGCCCTTTCCTAGCAACATCAGCCTGGGCTTCTGCTTGGCTTTCAGCTAATTCATAGCGCTCCGATCGCTTCTGGCTTGCGACGTGCCTTGCAGCTTCCTGTACATACTTATCACTTTCTTCGCTTTTGCCTAACAACTGCTTAATGCGCTGCTCAAACTTCGTTACCATTAAACGATTCCCTTATCCTAGCAAAGCACTTAGTAGCGGCCCCATCATATCATACTGAAGTCCCATGGCTGCAAGACGTTCTTGCAAGACACGGTACTGTTCATCTAAAGACATGCCCTGAAGACCATAAAACAACTTGTCTCGTAAACCTTCTTGCTCTAAAGCTAGGTTTGCAAGACTTCGGAACTCATCAAACTGAGCTTCTTGTGCTGTGCGTTTATGTGCCTGATCCTCAAGATCGTATTTGAATCGTGCATCTTCTATTGCATCGAAAGCGTTTGTATCTCGTACAGCCATATGGCCTAGGTTTCGATAATCCGTTCCAGCGTCAGATGACATACCAGGAGCATTCGTAAGCCCTTTCATAAAAGGATCATACTCTCTTCTAGCTACGGCAGCTCTTCGGTTAATATCTCTCTGTTGGTACTCCCTTCCATGAGGATTCATATTCCTATGGTAGTTCTTAAATGTAGTTCCAACTGTAACATCAAATGGCTCGGGGGGTTGCTGTACGGCAGGCTGCTGTTGCTGACCTGTCTCTTGCTGTGGTGTTTCCCCAACTATATTCTGTAAATTCTGCAAAGGAGTCTGTTGTTGCTGCTGACCTAAGCCGGAACTTGTCTGCTGCTGACCAGATAAGGGATTTCCTGAAAGTCCGAGATGACCGAATTCATCTCTCATTCTGCCATCATTCGCATTTCCAGCAGAACCCCCATCCTTAGTCCACTGACGAGTTGCTGGATCCCAAGTCCAAGGCCCAGACTTTGCTGGAGCATTAGGATTAAATGGAGGATTAGGCTTTCCCGCCTCCCCAGTAGTTACAGGTAAAGTGGAAGGCTTATACGTAGTCGGTGTATTATCCTGCAAATGATCCCACTCACCTGGAATCCCTTGAGAAGGATCTCCTGCCCAGAACCCAGGGCGAACGAACCCAGACGTATTATTGTTATTATTAAAGGCATTTCCGCCTAGCGGATTTGAGCCACCAAACATAGACATTTGTATTTCCTATTAAGTTAGAGTCCCTCTGTACCAACTACCAGCTCTTTTCAAAGCCTGATTAATTTCTTCTTGAGTAAGTGAGGACGGGTGAACAACTTGATTGAGCCAATCTTGTTTCGTACCGGGGTACGTCAAGCCAGCTGCCAACATAGTGACGGTATCAACTGGTTGCAGAGAAATAACAGTTCTATCCTCCATAGTTCTGTTGTAGTATTGCCGCCCTGTTTCTGGGTCTGTATGGAGCTGGCTGAAATCTGTCACTGGACGTTGATAAACTCGCTTGAAGAACATTAAAGCACGCCCTGCTGTATCGACAAAAGCATTAGCTCCTAATATATCAAAGAATGACTTATTGCCATCAAGGCCTGTTCCTTCGTTTGCCTTGTCGTAGTTTTCTGGAAGAATCTGTTTTATATTAGATACTTCTTCTCCGGTAGCAGTATTCTCACCAGTCCACGGCTTCCAATCTATATCGTTTTGGTTGCCTTGAGTATTCGCAGTTTCTCTGTAATTAAACTCATTAGCTACTTGCTGTTCTTTTCTTTCGAGTGGTGTTACAGTTGGATCAAATACATATGAACCATCCTCGTTCTTTAAGATCCTAAGAATGTCATGGCCCATGTGTTTATTTAGACCCATAGTTGACATCTTTAATACATTAGCCCCTGAACTCATCATCTGACTACCTGTTAATGGATCTGTGAATAGATACTGCTTGTCAGGATCTAGTTCTATATCGTTCCAGAAGCCAGGCTGCTCAAGTCTTCGTCTGGTTTCTATTTCGACAGCTGTCAGTTTTCCTGGCTGTGTTCTTGTGTTACGTAGCAACCTTTCTATATCTAAATTACCCAAGTCCTCATCAGAAAGACCTGTCAGCATTAAAGCTAACTGGCGATTATCTGGATCTTCTACGTTATTGTTGTACTTCTGATCATCTACCCAAGACATAAAGTCATCTAGCGATATACTCCCTGCCTCGTAAGCTTGCTTATCTAAATCTCCGTAGTTATACATTGACCATTGCTGATTGATGTCACTCGATTGCTGCAAGTTATCTCGAATAGATTGCTCTAGTGCAGCAACTTCATTAGGATCGTCAAACTCACCGAGGGCTGCCCTGCGACGCTCTTCTGCTGCCGCTGCTTCTGCTGCTGCGTTAGCCGAAGTGTCTACCTGGCCTTGCGTGGCTGGCAGTGCTGCCTGCTCACCTTCTGCTCCAGGCATTCCTGAGAGAACCTGACTTAAAGCATCTGTATTCGCTCCCAAGTTAGCTCTCCAGTCTTGTGAACCCAACGCATTCTGCTGCTGTGGCTGTGCATTCATGCCTTGAAGGGCTTGAACATTTGCATTTACTTGAGGGTTAACTTGAGCAGCAGGCTGAGCTTGCTGTTGCTGGTTTCCAACCAGTGCATTGGCGACTGGGTTGTTCATTATGCCCTGCAGAGCTTGAAGGTTTGGGCTAATACCCGAACTGACAGCAGGCTGGTGAGGCTGGGCACCCGTCAAAGCACTCGAGGCAGGATTTGCCTGTTGCTGAGTAGCCCCTGAAACGGTTTCAGCGGGCTGCTGTTGTGTATTGCTCATTTGATTAAGAGCTTGGACATTCGGATTAACAGCGTTACTTTGCTGAGCGGCAGGCTGTTGGCCACCTATAGCTCCTAGCAATGGATCAGCAGCTCCCTGATTTCCTCCAACTATTTGATTGAGTTGATCTAATGGAGTCTGACCCTGAGATCCTTGCGTTGCCCCAAAGTTGTTCTGATTACTACCTTGAGCAAAGCCTTCATCGTAGTCGTCACCGCCGCCGAATGTTTCATCTCCACCACCAAATACATCGCCGCCGCCCATTCCCATGCCGCCGGTATCGCCTTGTCCGTATATATTAGCAAACCACTCACAAAATTGATTTAGCAGCTCACCTTTTACTTGGGGAGCCATTACGTTAACTGGAACCAAAGGTGCTGGCAGATGAACTACATCAGACTTCCACTCTGTCACTTCCCAGTTAGCATCATCGTCTCTTGGGTCTGGGCCATAGTTGTAAGATGGGTCAGCATTTGCTGGATCGCCGGCACTATTTTTAAGCCAGACTTTTGTTACATTTCCAGTTTCATCTGTAACTTCATAATAAGCTGTCGGCTGATTTGGAGGGGGCGGGGCAAAGCTATCGAACTGCCGATGAGGAACGATTATCTTCGGGGCAGAGTCCTTATAGAGCATTGCCTTCTGAACAATTGGAGTAACCAGAGGTATAGCCGTCTTGAAGGCCATACTAAAGTCATTAAACAAATCGTCTGCTTTTTCAGGGGTGTAGTTATTAAAGAAATCATTAACCTTAACCATAAGGCGATCTGCTTCGCCTTTAAGGATGGTTACACCCGCTTTCACTGGATTAAGACCAGTTAGAGCTGCAATTGCCTGATCGGGATTAGCGAAGAAAGGTCGCATTTGTTCGAAAATAGCACGAGCGTCTGGAGTCCGAAAACTATCTGCAAGCTGAACCGCGTGATCTCGGATATTCCACTGTGTATATTTTGCATCTATACTTCTAAATAATTCCTCTGGAATTTCAGCATATAACAGTCTATTGGTATTGGGGTCTTGACCTGAGACATAATCACCCCGATGGGCCGCAGCACCAAACTCAAACTCTCTAACTTTAGTTCCATGACGACCTCCAAAATAGTCCTGCAAGGCTTCATTTGATATTCCAGCACTTGCTAGATCTGGATAAACCTGCTTTACCCATTCAAAGTAAGTTCCATCGCCAAATTCATCATAAATAGACCTAAGCGTTGAATCTGCGTTTAACCAATCAGCACCGCTTCCAAGTACATTTCCATATATATCCCTAGGTGCCTGATGGTAATCCATCCAACTGCCAGTGTATTGAGAAGGATCAAAATCTTCTATGCCAGTTGGGTAGTCAGGATTGCTGGGGTCGGCTTGGCCACCGCCATCGCCTTGACCGCCACCTTGGCCGCCGCCACCTTGGCCGCCGCCACCTTGACCGCCGCCAACTTGGCCTCCACCAACTTGGCCTCCACCACCTTGTCCGCCGCCTTGATTTTCTCCGCCAGCTGGATCTAATGGCTGTGGCCAGTCCTGCTTACCTGGAATTCTAGGCCTTTGGTTTGCTGGCATACCTAGTATCTGGTTTAGCCTATCAAGAGGATTAAGAGCAAGATTTTGCTGCATTTGCTGGGCGTTTTGCTGACCTAGCTGCTGTTGCCCCTGCTGCTGTTGCTGTTGTTGCTGATCTTGTTGCTGATCTTGCTGCTGGTTTCCAGCCACAGCGTCATTTACCGCTTGCTTGTCCGCTTCGTAATTTGTGCCTGCTTGCTGAGATAAAGAACCTTGGGTTCCTTGGTTAGCTGCATTTGCCAAGCCAGCAAAAGAACTTTGAGAACCTATCCCTGACAGACCACCAGAAGCTTGAGACGATTGGTTTTGCTCTGAAAAAATATCACGACCTACTCCAGTCTGGCCAGGCTTGCTTGCATAGCCCATCTTAAAAGGAGCTGGAGATTCAAACTTTGGGGCAGCTCCTCCTTGATGGGTACTTTTAGATTGCAATCCTCCTATCGAGTCGCGAAGCTGAATTGCATTTAACTTGTCTTCAGGCTTAAACTCGTTTGTATCTAATTGGTTCTTGTCTATTTGATTGTACAAGCGTCCAATTTTTTCAGATTCCCATCCTAGAATAGGATTGCGTTTAAGAGGCATTGCTTCTTCCTTGTTGTATTTGAGAAGTTTTTATGAAAAACTACGTCTTAGCCTTGTCCAAAAGTACCCATTGCCATTTGTGCAATTCTGTTTTGGAGATCTAGTATGCTACTGTTAGCGGCACGAGCGTTTCTTGCAGCTTTGCCTTGGTTGGCTGCTTGCTGCATAGCAGCATTGCCTTGGTTGCCTTGCATTGCCAAGCCTGTATTGGCGGCGTTTATACCTGCTGAAGCTTGCCCGGCTAATCCCTGCATTTGCTGTTTGCTAGACTGGGTGTTTCTTTGAGCATTATTCTTAGCTTGGCTAAGCTCAGAGCCACCGGCCATCATGTCGCCGTATGCTTGTGCATTTCCACCGCCTACATTTGCCCGTGCGGTTCTATCTAGAAGCTGAGGGTTTACCTTTGTGGGTGCGTCTATACCAGTGTTGAAATTTACCCTACCGTCTTTGGTGTTCACAAACTGATTTCCTGAAGCATTATAAATACCGCCAATAGAAGGCAATGCCCCGACTCCACCTACTACACCACCGGCTCCTCCACCGACTCCGCCGCCGCCAGTGCTTCCTGCTATATTTCCACCAATATTGGCCAAAGCCTCCATCAGTTTATCCATTCGCTGCGTTTCAGCTTGGCGATCAAGGTTTCGCTGCTCCAGTTCTTTTTCTCTGTAGTATGAGTCCTTGTTGAATTCGTCGGTATATCGCCTTGAATCCCGGTTAAACTGATCATAGTGATCCCATCGGGCATACATATCATCGATCATTTGCTGGAGCTTCCATTCTCCATACTGCGGATCGTAATAGCTCGGGATGTAATTAGGATTGTCTGGTGTCGCTAATTGATTCATTTGGCCACTTCCTTGATTATTTCCTCTGTTGTTTTCTTGTTTGTTTCCAGGATTCCATTTGGCAAAGTTTTGAGCTAGCCAGTTATGCAAAATTGGTGCAGCAAATCGACCTGTAGGGCTAACCGCGACAGCAGTTCCTCTCGCGTTAATTACATGCGGAACACCACCTATCAGCCTAAGGCTTCCGCCGTGATCGCCAACAATTCCTGCTAGTATATTCCTCGGGATTTCTTTCCCGTCCATTAAATCTTTGAATACGCTCATTACTGTAACCTGTTATTTGAGTTGTTAAGTCTTTCGTATACTGCAACATATACATAAGGCGGTATACTTGGAGCTGACGGACTTCCGCTTCCACCGGCACCTGTAAAAGTTACGCTTACATTACTTAGATCAATGCCTGAATCCCCTGTTGGCGTTCCGGTAACAACATCAACCGTACTTTCACTCCCCGTTCCGATGGTGCTTTGGCTGAGTGTATGGCTGTGGTTGCCTATGTCTGTAGCACTAACAGTACCCTCAATGGTTAAGCTACTACTTGTAGCACCGCCAGTAGTTCCCGAACTGCTACTTGCATTCCATTGTCGCAAAAACCGGTCTTTACCGTCTATACCAGAACCGCCCTTCTCCTTGGAGTTGTTAGTCCCATCCATTAAAGCCCAGCCCTTTATTGCTCTTTCTGTTTGAGTGCTGTGAAGAAGGGAACCTATCCGAGCGTCACCATAACCCACGGCGGTATATGATCCGTCGTTGGATGCAAAGAACATAATAACATCCCCCTCTTCTACATTAGGATCCTGAGAGGGAGATACAGGGAGATATATCTTTTTAACGTGACCTGTCTTTCTTTTTCCTACAGGGTCTTCGCATTCATCAGCGTGCACATATGCTATTGATCCCCCTTGGCTTGGAGGATCATCGTCATATTGCCAGTTTGTATTAGCGATAGCCCACCTCGCAGATTTCAAGTCTGGAGAAGCAATGGCTTTAGTTACTACAATGTTCCCGTGATGCTCTAGATCAGAGTCAGGGTTTGTTAAGATGCTTTTTAATATCTCAACTTGGCGTATAGGCATGCCTTCGTGAGCAAGCCGGTCGAATTGAACTGCATGCTTACTGAACATCAGAACTGCCAACCCCTTTAATGTCTACTTCCCTAATCTTTGGCGTTTTATCTGCTCCATAACCTCGGATTTCAATTGCAACCTTATGGTCTGATTGCGCCATTCCTGAAGACATTCCATCGAAACTAAACGATTCTTTACCAGTCGATTCCGACAAGATACTCGCATCCTTGTCCATGTTAATAACTACATCCTGCTTGTGCTCTTCTTTTATTTCGACACCATCTCCTAGCTTTTGTGCAATTGCGAACTCAACCGGGGATTCATCGTTGTTCATATACAGACGTACGTCGCAAGATTGTTCACCGTCGATTGGAGAGAACTCAATAGAAACCTCTCTAGCTTCACGTTCTTCAGTCTCTTCAATAGGGAACGAACCCGTCTTCCAGTTCCAGGGTATAGCACCGACAATGTACTTGCTTGTTGAATCCGGGTTAGTTGTCCAGTTAGGGCTTACAGTTAATGCTGTAGAAGTTTGTGCGATTACAGTTCTTTTTTGCCCCTTTCCAGTGCCATCGTATATATAAACAAAAGCATTAACGCAGGCACTGGTAAATGTTGCTGAACTATCTGTAATAGAACTGGCGGTTGACGAATCTACTACACCCTTAATCTCAGAAGTCACAACATCTGTAGCTCCAGCATCAGCCATATAGACAGCACTATTTTCTGAACTAAATAAAACCCTAGGCTGCCCATCCTTTTCTACGGAAGCAGCAGATGTTATTTGAGTTGCGTACTCCATTGGGTCAAAGGTTTCGCGTTTAATGTTGTAAACCAAAGCCCGTTTAGGATGATTACCCGTATCCCCTACAAAGCATACGAAAAAGTAAACCTTTTCTTTTAGTCGATCTGCTTTGACAAAAAAGTTCTGTGATTTAGTGAAGTCTATTTTGTCTCCAGTACCATCTTTCCTAAAGATGTCGTGAATTGATTCCGATATTGATTCTGACTTTGTACCATCGAAAACATAGCAACCCGAATCATCCATCAGGTAAGCAACATTCTCAAAATAGTCCCAGCAATAATGATTAAATGCACCACGGTCATCTAAGAAGCGAATGCTACCGTCTTTGACAGGATCCTGACTATAAGACAATGCGTACTTGTGCCTCTGTGAGAGAATATATAAGTACGGGCCATATGGCATAGCGCCGACAATTTCGTCATCATCTCCAGAGTTCTCTTGAAGTGTCATTGTATTTGTAGATGGCACACTCTCAGGCTCATCTTGATAGCTGTAGTAAATCTGGCGACGCTTTTGTTTTGGCGGGTATATGGTGTAGTTAGTTAGGCTGGCAACCTGGATGTATTCAGATACATACAGCTTAGTCGCACTTGCGTACCCAACTATCTTTACAGGTTTATCTACACCGTCTATCTCCATATACCGACCCACCATAGATTCAGTCCATTCAGTACCAGAACCTTCCACTGCCCTGTCGAGGCTACCAGATAAACTTCTTGCAGTACCCTTGTTGTACTTAACAATCCCGAAGTAAAAGTACCTATCCTGGAACATAACTACATAAGCCATGTCATTTGGTGGTGGTGTAAATCGCCTTGCTACAAGGGTATTGTCTGTTGGTGGGTTTAGTAAAACCAACAAGACATCTTCATTTACAGAGAGATTTAATGTTGGGTCATCAAATGTATCTTCGTATGACACATGTGTAAATGTAATTCCAGTACCGCCGCCAGTGCCACTTTCACCGCCAGGGATCGCAACATCAGTAACCACCATCTGGCCACCATTTGTAGACACTTCCTCTGTGATGTTACAAGTGACATTCATGTAAGATTTAGATGAATTAGCGATAGTTATCTTTTGGCCTACTGCCCAGGTTTCTGAATCTCCAATTAAAGCCAGCTTACCGTCGCTGGCAAGTGTCATTCGTATATTTCCCGATATTGCAAACTTAGCAATTTTGTAATAAACATTGCTAACTCCAGAGGTAGTTCTCCAAAGCTCATACCTATCGACTCTGGACTCGGAAGAAGCTCTTGCACTAGCCCAGTTCCAGACAAACTTATCTGCTGTGAAAGCCTTAACTGTATTTACATTGCTTAAACTACTTACTGTTGGCTTAGAAGAGTTATCGACAAACCTATAGGCAAACTTATAAGTACCTTTAGTCGCACCAGTCCCAGAAGCAGAGCATGCGCCACCGCCCACCCTTGCCCCATCGAACGATGTGCCATCTACATCAAACTGAGTTGCTGACACTTGAGTGACTTCAAAAGTTCCCCCATTAAGATCGCCTGCCATGGCTCCTGTCGAAACGATACCCCCTATTAAAACTTCATCGCCAGTTGAAAAACCATGATCTGTCGATGTGGTAATTCGATACGGGCCATTAGAGCCGGTTGAGTCAGCTACGGCACTTATAGTTAAAATGGAGCTTCTTGTGATGGTAAGCCCATAAGTAGGTTCATTAATGCCAAGATCGACCGCAGTGTCAGCTACGCCGTCCCATATTAGACCCCGATCTATACCATTAACACCTATTACTTCCCCTGTCCTAGTTTTACAAAAACACATCTTTTGAAATGTGTGATACCCAGTACCAATAGTTTTTTCAGACGAAAAGGTTGCTGGCTGTATTCCTTCGCGAGGAGATATTTCACCATACTTAGTTGTTATTAAGTTAGTTTGATCTGACGCAGCACCACCAGGCAAATCTCCCGCATCAGCATCTGTTACAAGACCCTTGAATACTTTGATCTTTGGCATAATTAGCTACTCGTAGTAATGACATTGGATAAATGAGTAAATAGGTAATCGTAGCGGGTCATTCTACCTGAGCTATTCATAGCGACTCTGGATTCAGCCTCTAAAGCCCGTCTTAATTCAAAGTCAGCAACTTTTTGTGCAGTTACTGTACCTCGCTGGTCATTAGAAAATCTAGCGAGCCTGTATTCCATTTGCGCCTTAAAAGCTTCTATCATATTATCTGACATGTCTATGGGATCAGATATTAAAAGCTTTGCGCCCGAATAAGCTTGGGAAAGGGTTCCTAGAATGCTAATAGTTCCTGAACCTACGGCTGTGATTTCATGCTGCTCATTAAACGGGTTTGACCCAGAGAAGCCAGTAGGTAATGCGGAATCAGTAGCAAGGCGAACAATAGATCCCACCATAGAGCTAGGCATGGTAACCGCACCACTTGAATCGGCAACCGACGTAATAGCGGGATCAGCTGAAGTTGAACCATTGGCTGTACAGGTTCTGGCCTTTGCTTCTGTACCAGACCATCGCAATACACGAGGTTTTCTTCGGTACATAAACATTAACGGTTCAGCCGTACTCGGATTTGGATCAACATAAAGTGCCCACACGCCCTTGTCGTGAGGATCTTTCATGATAGTCCAAGCCCAAGTTTGCCCTGTTCCCGAAAAATAGCGTTCCCTTTTTTGCCACTCCGTAGGCGAAATGTAATAAGTCACCCAGTTATTCTTCTCTATCCCGACCTCGTAAATCCGCTGCATGTCTGATGGCAGGGGGTAGATGCTTCTATGGATAGTATATTTAGTACCCCCTGAAATCGTTTCAGTGGGCTTCAATGTACCGAGATTGAGAACAGTGGTACTAACTCTCTTTGAAACATCGTACAAGTCATCGCCAATTTCAATCCGGCCATACTTCGCCCATGTAGGCCAAGTGCCTCCAGTTAAAGTTAGCTCATTAGTAGATGTGTTATACGCGACTGTCCCTGTAGAGTAAGAGGCATCTAAATTTACGCGACCTTCGGTCATGTAGTATTGCCATTCATTGCCCATGGCTACATCTCGATATGCACCCTGAATAACTTCTTTGTGCATTCGCAAGTCTTTGGTTCTTGCGCCACCATCAAGCAAGCTTGTAAGGTAGGATAGCATGTCGTCATAAGTGACGTATCGTTCTGATATTGACATTAGTAATCTCCAATTAGATTTCTATCTGCTGGTTTTGCGACCATGAAAATCATAAACGTTTAGGAGAGGATTGGAGATTCCTTGTTGCACCATTCTCACAAGCAGTTGCTTAAGTTTTTCCGGTGCATCTCCTTGCATTATTCGTTCAATAACCGATTGGGTTGACAACGGATCCGCTGCTTCACTGGCGTTAACATCACTAGGCCTTGTTGCCTCAAGAGTAGACGGGCGGCCAGGCGCCGCTTGCGGTCTAGAACCTCTCTGGATAGCCTGATTAGCGAGAATCTCTAAAATCGTTGGTGGACTCTCGCGTTCTGTACTAGCTCCTTCCGCTTGTCGGACTGGGCCTTGATATTGAGGGCTTTCAAAATGTGTTCTGGCATAAATAGGATTAGCATCATGCGCAAATCTTGGGTCTGGCATATACGCACCTGTTGCAGTTGTGTCTCCAACATTAATATAAGGCCAAGTGCTCTTAAAGAGGCCCTCTCGAGATGGCTCCCTTTCTGGAACCGGAGTAAACCCAGGCAAATAAGATCCTTCTGGGGGGCCAATATAAGGCCATGTTGGTTTTAACGGACTGCGAGCGCCAGGGTTTAATAAATCCATAGCGTCAGATTCTTTAACAGAGTCGTAAAGATTTTCTGCGGCCTCAACAACGCCTTTAACACCACGTTTGCCCATATTCCATAGATTCTTACCGGCTTGGGCAGCGTCACTTGCTTCTTTCCAGTCTTCATAGATATGTTTCATCTCAGATGCACCAGCAATTCCCTGAGCGCGTGGATCATCAGAACTCATGCCAGCCGTAGTTACTGTTGGATCGCCTAAAGCATGTGCCATCTTCAACTCTTCTTGCGATCGAGTATCTCCTGGAATTCTACTACTGTAACCCCAGTCGAAATCCTCCATCATCTCAGCTTCGTAATCATCGCCTGGCCGAATAGGAAGGTTCTGAGCAGCCATTTCACCACTGATACCAGCACCCTCCCAATCGAAATCTTCTTCGTACTCATCTTCGATGCTATAAGGAGATCTTAAGTTTTGAGCTGTACTATTTGTTATTCCATCGCTCTTAAAAAATGTTGGCTTACTCATGGGGCCATGAGTGCCTTCCACCGTAGTATAGGGTACAGAGTCTTTTGTACCTCGAGGATCTCCAGACGCATAGTTAAACTTTGCGTCTGCTAAGTCCCAGTCTTCAGGCGACGTGCCTTGCGATGCTTCGTGGGCTAATTTAGCCTCTTCTAGCTTTTCGTCCGTTCGTACACCATGAAGTTTCGTGGGATCAATTTTGCTTTTTGATTTCCTTCTGATCTTTACGCCATCGTAATAAAAACTATCGGCCCATGCTGTTGCGTTATGGTGGTCTGAACCGGGATCTCTTACGACAAATTTCATTCTCCCACTCGGATCCATAAAGTATTGAATTTTCCCCCCATCTGACCCTGAGTATTTCCTAATGTCATCCTCTACAGGAATTTTATCTCCATCAGGATTGCTAAATGGCCTTCTTAGTGGTTGCCCGTCTTCCGCATATTCCCCACCAGGCTCGTATAAGCCATACGCTTCCATTTTTGAATCTACCCATTCAGCCTGACCTCTTTCGGCATCCTCCTTTCTTTTTCGTTTTCTTTCTTCACGTTCTTCCTTCTCTCGCGCCTCCTTCTCTTGAGCTTCCTGGTGTATTGCATTAAGGCGGTCGTTTCTTATTTGCGCTGGGGTTCGGAAGCTACCGGCTAAGCGAACGCTTTTAGGGACAGACGGGTGATAACCGCCGGTGCTTGCACCGCCATAAGTTACTTCGCCAATAGGGTTGTACGTTGTACCACCAGAAGAATATGAAACAGGATTCCCCTCTTCATCGAGTCGATTCCCATACCGATCGTATCTTAATTTTGCCATGTTTAAGTTCTCTTTTTCTTAGAATGTTTCTCGATTACTTTATTCTTAAGGGCTTTTAACTTCTTGGGGCTTTTGGATACTTCTTCTCTAAGCGATGGATTCTTTTGCAATTCCTCAGACATGAACCGATGAACTACATCATCACCCATTCGCTTCTTTTTCTTAAACTCCTGAGGTGGTGCTTCATAATTAACTCCACCTGTAGCGCTAAAGCCTTTAGCTTTTAACGCTGCTTTCACATCGTCTTGGGTAGAAATCCAGGCCATTGGATCATTGGGTCTACCGAGTCCGCTAATATACTTTTTCCCTTGCGTACTTATACCGGCCTTTTTCGCTTGCCGATGTAACTCTTGTGCGCCTTTGGGATGTATTTTGTCAGCCCAGTGCTGCTGTCCTTCAAGGAATGCCCTTTCAGTACCTTTAGCACCAGCGGGACTCTGCATTGCCAACATGGCTGCAAAACCTGGGTTATTACCTTCATCAATTAAATGTTCGTAAAAATCTAAGCGACCACTATCTTCACACTGCTTGCGGTAGCGGTCGTAGTCTTTATTCTTGCGGAGATCCTTGGGCACGGCTCTTTGCTCTCATAAAATCAAGTTCTTGTTGATGCTTCTCACGACTTTGGTTCAGCTCTTGTTCGTGCTTCTCTTGGTCATGCTTAAGCTTTTGGTTATTCATTTGGATTGCAAGTTGCGATTTCTGTTGCTCAATCTTAAATCTTTCTTGCTCAATGCTCTGATTTACTGACTCTTTTTGCGATTGGCTTTGAGAGTCTTTTTGCTTTTGAGCGAGTTCTGCTTGAGCTATCTGAGCTTCCTGCTGTTTCATCTGTATATCAAGCTGCTTGACTTGAAGATCAGCCTGCATCTTTTGCATTTCCATCTCAGCCTTTTGCTGCTCAATCTGAGCTTGCTGCTGCTGGGCTTGCTGCTGCTGCTGCATCTGGGGGTCTTGCTGTTGCTGCTGGGCTTGTTGCTCTTGTTGCTTCTGCTGCTCTTCGGCAATATTAACAAGGTAAGGAGCAACATCTAGTTCATTTGCTTTTGCCCAGTCACTCATAAACGCATTGTATGGATCACCAATACCCATCTGTGCAAATTGCTGCATCATTGGCATTGCTATCTGGCCGAACTCATTTAACTGCCTAATTCGGTTTACTTTGTTTGGCTTTCTTGCTGAACCAGCTTCAATTCGGTAGTTGTAATCTCTTACGGTTTTTTCAAACTCTTGAGCTTGTATTTGCTGTTCCCATATCATTGACCCGACTTCACCCAAGACAGGCTTAACGTCTTCCTGGGTAAGCCCCCACTCAGCGGCTTCCATCTCTTTCATTGCACAATGACTTAGCCAATCTTCGACGCGACTCGCCATGTCGTCAGGACGCACTGAGACGTTCTGATTGCGCACATCAGCTTCCGTAGCAGAACGTATCTGAGTACCGCCCGAAAGCCCGTACAGAAGCTCTGTGAGGCCTGTACGCTTATCTATCATGTCTAGCACTTCAGACACCATTCTCCATATGTCTGAATTGAAAGATGGAGCATCTAAGAATGAAACGACATCCGATACTCGTTGACCGAATATTTCACTTAACTCAATGACACCATATGGCCCCATTTTGTTTTTAATCTGATCCTGAATCTCTGCCCCTGCTGCCTTAGCTACAGCAACATAAGTCGTCGAACTTGCTGCCACTTTATCGGCAAGGAAAGACATACACCAGTTAACAAATCGAAGCTCCCCAATAGCTGGCTTAATCAATGAGATTGGCCAGACTTCTTTTGGCTTCTCGTAGAAATGCAGCTTACTAAATGGCCAGCCACCATCCGTCCAGAAAGGTATAGGCCACTGCGACCTGACAAACATCTCTTCTTGAGGGAGATCGAGAACCTCTGGAGGCATGTTCATGGGGAATGGAATGTCTTCACAAACGGCCAAGAAACAGAAATCTCCGAACTGCTCGTAGTCAAAGTTTTCCTTAACGTCCTTTTTGATTCCGCCTTTCTTTAGGCGAGAACCAAAACCCCCTTTAGAGTACACTTGCCAGTATTCTACTAGATCGTATGACTCTCCCTTTCGTTTCGATTCAGAGCTTTCTTTTCTACCCTTTGCCTTTACCTCTGCTTGCTTAGCAGCCGAGGACATATTGCCGCGTATCTTCCCCTCAATGCCATACTCCCTCTCCACCTTCCAGACAGGGTGAACGCACTTACGGGCAATCCATTGAACGTCTTCCCAATACTGAGCATCAGGGTCAATCACAATGTCATCAACAGAAACATAAACACTTCTAGGGTGAGATACAGTAGAGCCGTGAGGCTGATGCATTTCAGTCCATAGAAAGCTCATGCCTTTAATGATGGCCTCGTTAATGGCCATTCGAGCATGCTCTTTCTTTTCGTTTTCTTGCTGAAGCCAGTTCAGGTAATGTTCCTTCAGTCTGGCTATGTTTCGCTTTTTGTCATTCTCTTCGTCTTGCTGGTAAACAAGTTGCTGAGCCTGTTGGACTTGAGCCTCATCTTGAGGATTAATCCCCAGCATTATAGGCTCAATCTTGGGTGCTACTTTTGGAGTTACCTGTATTACAGGATTTCGGTGATAGAGTACGGGGCCGAACAAAGCGACAGCCTCAAATACTCTATTCACCGTCATCCTGAAGGTTGGTAAGTTGCCAGTGGTACTCTTATCAAGGAAGCCTTCGGTTCCTTTCGAGTATGCACCCTTCCACATAAAATCATGTGAACCGTCAAAGAACTGCATGGCTTCTTTAGCGTACCTGCCAAATCGCTCTTCTTTTTGTTTTTTAGCGCGTTTAATCTTTTCCATCCACTGACTAACAATGGGTGAAAAAGGATGGTCATAATCGCTATACTGATCCATGGTTTATTCCTTGACGATAAGCCTTAAGAGTCTTTGGTTTTTTTCTTGCTTGCTGTGCTTTTAGCAGCTGTGTACTCAAGAGCATCTAGCCGAGCAAGAATTTCCTGCCGTTCTTTCTCAAGTGCTTTATTTTCATCTGTATAGTCCCAAGAGCCGTTTTCTCGATGATCGGCATTCCAGGTAAGCTTAGGATCTGTTACGTGTCGGGCACCATCATGAACATGACCGTTGGTTGTTCGGATGCTAACATTGCGTCTTGAGCTAGTTACGCTTAAAACAAATCCTAAGAAAGGGTGTTTTAGGTTGTGGTACGGGTAAAAGAGTACGGGCGCCCCTATTCTTATTTCGGGCATCTTGTACTCATTAGACTCTTTTGTTTGCTCTTCAGTTATCTGGGGTGCCATAGACATTTTAGGATCCTTGTGGGCCTAGGTTTATATGCTGCTGTGCTCCGCCACGTTGCTTTGCATTCCTAGCAGCACTTCGTTTTTTACGTTCTTGGATTATTCTACCAATAGCGGTAGATCGTTTTGCTTTCTTTCTGGGCTTTACATATTTTAACCCATGAGCCGCCGCATACTCTAGGGTTTCTATTGCGTGACAATTCCCTCGACGATTTCCTTCGTCGGTAATGTACCCATTTATCCGCTTTTTCTTGAACCTATTAAACTCCCTGCATAGGTTTGGGCAACGTGCGGTTACGACAAGAAGTTTAGTTGTACCTTTTTCATTTACATTAATCCAGCTACGGAGCTTCATTTCACGACCGGGAACATCATCTGACCCGCTAAGGAAACCATGCCCAGTTAAATTGCTTTTAACCCTATTGGCCTCAAGCTCTCTCGTGTACTGAACTCTTGGCAATACACCGCTACCTATTTCTCGAATTCTACCACCGTGAGCATCTATGATAAAAGCTTCAAACTGATCCACCCCTACCTTTTGCCTTACCATAGTTGCAAATTTCGCTGCCGTACAGTTGTGTATATAAAGCTCGTCGTAACAAACAACGTGGTCGCCCATAGAAGGAGGGGGCACGGCATAGAAAGTAACAGCGCAAACACTGTGACCTGGGTCAACGACCATGTACCTGCACCAGTCTTTGCCAGGTTTCCCGTCGTTATTCGTAAGGTACTCCTGGACTCTATTTCTTGGATGATCGAACTTAATCGCATTATGTACATCCTTTGAGAAGTTTGGGTACATCAACACGCTATCAGTGACCAGCTCACCTAAAGCACGTTTCCTAAACTCATCCTCACCTTTAGCTTTCCATCTCTTAATGTTCTCTTGCTTGACTTGTTCTGGCATAAAAGGGTTATCAAAGATTGTTGCTTTGAATACCCTAGTAGACGCATTCTCTTTCCCTGCTTCGTCTTCAGCACGTTCACACAAATTGACTAATGCGTCGTTCTTTGCGTGAGGCAAAGCAGACCACCTCAACTTGCCATCACGCATGGATAAACGGGCAATCATTTCGTCGTACCATTCTGGTCGTTCTAGGTCTTCGTCTATATGCACTAGGTCAGCCTGGAAACCTTGAGAAGGATCGCCTTTAGAACCCATTGCATAAATCGTCCAGCCATTGTGCAATTCACATATCTCAAACACATGTTGTGCACGCTTCTTCCATGCCCACTCCTTGATGAAGCGTTCGGGTATTAAAGGCGGGGCATCCTTTGCTTCCGACTTCCTCTGCCAGTCACTTCCAAGCCAAGGCTTCCATGCTCTCCACTTATCTGTTTCTTCGTCTTGGATAATCTTAAAAGCGCCTGGACGAAATAGGTACTTGTGTATGGTTCTTCCTATATGGCCTTCATCCATCCCTAGGCAAACCATGATGCCATTTTCTTTAGGGTATTTCCCGTATGGATCTTGGCCTGTAGCTGCCCTAGCGTCTTCCACGAAAGCCGCTAAAGATTTCCCCACTTGGTTTCCTGCTTGAAGGAGAACTTCCTTTGCCGTGCATGCGTGGTAAGAATCCTGAAACGGCAATGGTTCATATAGCCTAAGAGCTTCGCTATCCCTCTTTGCCTTCTCAGCATGAAGTTGACGAAGCTCTGCTTTCTGATGCTCGGTAATAGAGCTTAATATATCATTTACGTTTTCTTGGGGCATTGGCTGGTTTTAGCTCATGTAGCATACTTATTTCTGGATCTATTATATTCTGAACTGACTTCTCAATCTCTTTGTCAAGTTCCTCATTTGTTAATTCATCCAGGGATTTTTGAGCTGCACCCGACTCAGATACCTTAATATTAAGTCGGAGTACAGCTTCAAGAATCCGCTGTCTTTGGAGGCTTCCAGGGGCTGAACGGTAAAAGGTAGACATTACCTGCTGGGAGAAACCTCCCGGCCCACCAAAAGCCTCCATGATGCGTTGGAATGTTTCTGCCATATGCGGAACACTAGAGCCACCCTTACTCATATCATCAAGAAGGTCGATGCCTGCATCTTCTATTTTCGACACACGTTCATCTAGTTTCTTCTTGCGAGTGGCCTCCACTTCTTCAGCCCTACACATTTTACATGTAGACCGGAACCCATCTGCCGCAGAATTATCTCTGTGCCAGAATTCCTTGTTGAGTGGATATTCGACGCTACAGTTCTTGCATTCCTTCGCTTTAGCCATTTATTCCTACCTCTGCATAGATGGCCCTTGTGGCCCCATTCTAACATCCCTTAAGTCGGGATTAGATGGGTGCATTGCACCAGTGGCGTTTGTATTTGCTCCACTAAGCAATGACTGGATAATTGGATCAATAGCACCAGGAGCTTGTTGCTGAGGTGCGCCTCCGCCTTGGCCTAAAGGTATTGCTGTCCCTTCAGCTTGGCGACGCTGCAATTCTTGCATCTGTCCAACTGCATCTTCAGGTACATTCTGCTGCTGTTGCTGACCACCACCAACAGGCTGCCCTGTAGCTAGGTCTATAACAGTCAGTCCCTGCTGTAATGCGCTCATAACTTTATCTTGCATATTAGGGTCATTTGGCTGAATCATAGATCCAGTTTCTTCGACCATATAGCCTGCTTGCATATTCATAATTTTTTCTTTCTATATAAAGCAAATGCCGGGTTCCCACAGGAGGAACCCGGCACCGCACCCAAGACCCTACACTTCCGTGAGGAGGTGTTCTTGTTGGCTTTGCAGCCGGGTATTAGGGATTAATAGTTAACACAAAGGTGAACTAAGCCTACCGTGTTATCTTCGATGTCATGAAGGGCAATACCCAAAAGACCACCGATAACATTTGCAGCGTCAGCAGCAATGGCGTGACCTTCAGTGCCAGCGTCTGCAACAGCTCCGACTCCAGTGCCAATAGCACCCTCAGCGTAGATGTTTACAGGGCCGCCAATGATTAGCCAGAACAGGTCATCATCTGCGACAGTAGTAGCGCCAAGCTCAGGATCACCGACACCAGCCCAATCGCCTTCAGATAGACTTGCGCCTGAAACCTGCGTAGCTGCTTTGCGTCCAGTAGTACCGTCTGTTGTAGCGGCAACAAAACCAAGGACTAAACCATGAGTAGCAGTTGCTACTGACAGGGCTGATCCGCTGATATTGCGTACGCAAACAGCTCGAAGAGTTCCGCCGCTTCGTCGAGACTTACCTCCACGAAGAGCTGGGGTTCGGTCTACATCGGGGAACTCATATACAGCTCCCTCCCATTGGCTATTAATTTGATTTCCGGCATCGTCAGTCCCTTTAAGGGTTTCACCGAGATCAAATGGTGGATCTACATGAATCATAGTATTGATTCCTTTCCTAAAAAGGGGTTAAGCAATTGCTTCCAATTTGAAGAAGTTCCGTGGGGAACTGAACTTCAAGTTAGACAAGGTTGAAACAACAGCATTGAAGCTTTGGCTATGAATATCATACTCAGGGCCTTCAGAGCGAAGGAGAGAATCATCCATAGATTTCAGTTCAATGTTATCGTAGTTAAGACCATAACCAACACCTTGCTTGATAGCAGCTTCCCAGCTGACTTCAATGCCGTCAAAGTTGACAACATTCTTGAAACCGAGTGCTCGAAGTTGGTGTTCGCTGGAAACCTGAATACGTTCTTTGTCATCTAACAAGTTGAGAAGATCCATGTAAAGATCTCGTGCCAACATGATGTTAGTAATCTGACCGTTCTGGCTACTATTACGCTGAGCGTGAATGATAGCGAAACGCATAGCTTCATCACCTTGCTTAGCAAAAGTGTTTGCACTTCCACCAAAAGATGTTGAAGTATAGTTAACGATCAGCGGCGACCAGAAATCATACTCTGGATCAGCAATACCTTCTGGCCAAGGAAGATTAGCTTCCTGCTCACCAGCGATACCGCCCATTGCACAGTTCAAGCCAGCATAAGTTGCAGTTGGTACACCAACCTGGTCAACAGCGACTTTACTGCGATGGTCATTAATTGCAGCGCCACCAGAAGTATCCACAGCAACAGTTTGACTGACTGTTCCAAACATACTTTCGATACCGTGCCACCCCTGCTCATTTCCAGAGTCTGCACCATTAACGTAGTATTCTCCACCGAGAGCTTGCTCGATAGATGTTTCCAGTCGCTGAGTGAAGTTGTCAAATACTTTGACGATACCTTCTTCTCCGCTATTGGATTTGAATTCGCGGTAGTACATGGAGTCTGTAGCTTGGTAGCCACGGAATTCCAAGTTTGCGGTTTTCCACAAGTTCTTACGTGCGAAGTTACGGGCTGTTTCTCCAGTGTTACCTTCTACTTTGTGTAGACGATATTGAACTGGCCAGTCGAAACCTTCCCCAGTGTTGTTGTAGTTTACCCGTCCTGCGGCTTCCAGCAATGCACCTAGCTGGTAGTTGCGGAGCATATTCTCCTCAACGTCGCGGATGTGCTTTGCGAGCGTGGTTGCTGCGGTACGAGCAAAAGCTACGGGATTAAAACCTTTATAGGCCATGATCCTAACCTTTCTCTAAAAGGAAACTAAAATAAACCATCCGTCAACGCTTGTTGACGCAACTTTTCACCAGCGGACAAATTCTGGTTCTGTGAGGTCGGGCTTGGATTTTCTGGCGGGGCACTACTACCTCCTCGATTAGGAATGTATCCAGCACCTCGTTGCAAGTGACGCATATTACGCTCTTGGGCAGCGCGAGAGTATTGCAAGTCTTGGGTTGTTTGGTCAAGTTTTCTTTGTGCTAGTTTCCCAGCCAAAAGTTGCGAAGCAAGATCCCATAGCCTCTTAGGTTCAGTGATGCCGTTCTGTCTCAATTCATTAATATATTGGACGGCCTCTTCCCCTTCGTTGGTAAGGATCATTTGACCATTGTAGTCTCTCGCAAAATCCCCTGTCCTGGGATCTCTTTGATAGACCCAATCAGCATTTCGCCTGCTGATTTCAGCTGCTTCGCTTATCGTTTGTTGCTCTCGTTGCTGTTCTTGATAAACATCAATCATAGAGCCGTAGCGATCTGCAAACAGCTTATCGAATTCTTCTTCAATAATCTTAGGAAGAACTTCCTTTGGTTTCTGAAGAATATCTTCTTTCCATTTATTGTGGTACTCGACATAATCCTCTGCACGAGTAACTAATTCTCTTGGAGCATTTGGCTTCCAATCCCAGTACCACTCTCCCGTATTTCGGTTTTGTTTTTGTATACGGTATTTCTGTATTTCTTCCTGATCTAGATTAGGAGGTGCCCACCACCCCTGATCTACAGGTTCCGGCTCAGGCTGGGGCTGAGCTTGCTGGTTGTATTGCTGTTGTTGCATTTGCTGCTGCTGATACATCTGTTGCTGGTGCATCTGCTGCTGGTGCATTTGCTGGAGTTCTTGAGCATATCTCTCACGCTCCTGCTGCCTTTGGCGTTGATCGTTTTCATACCATTCTTGCCATTGGCGATTGTAGTTATAAGCCTGCTCGTAAGAATCTAAGATTGCTTGTTGAGCAGACGAATTATCTTCCACCTCAAAGCCGAGCTGAGAGACTCGTTCATGAAACCGAGGTTCGCCTGATTCGACTACACCTCCATCAAAAACATCAGTTAGATCAAGCTCTGCTTTTCCAGAATCTTCTGGCACTGAATCGACTTCAGGGGTACTATCAACATAGTCATCTGCTGGCTGTGCATCTTCCACAACTTGTGATTCTTCTGGTGCCATTTCTTCCATTTGTTCTTCGCTCATAACGGCTACTCCTGTAAGGTCATTGGGTTAGTAACTGTATCTTATAACGCTTTATTGTTCCGATGCAACCCCGATAAATTCAAAATCATCCCCAGCCATCCCTTAAAACCCTCAAAGAGTTCTTTCCCATGATGGCCTCTAGCTGCTTGTTGCTATATCTAGGTATTCTCGGAGCGGACATCTCGCTTGCTATTCGATGAAATACTCGCTGTATTTCACTCATATCCTCACAGTCGTCTGGTGGGTCTGTAAAGCCATCAAAGTCTGTTCCTAGCGCGGCAACTCCTATGCCTCCCACATCTACCAAGTGCCTGATAGTTTTTGCGACGTGATCTAATCCTAAGGATGTATGATGCGGAACGAGCCAGTAATTCATAAGAATAACACCTACAACTCCGCCATTGCCTGCTATCCACTCTATCTCCCAGTCTTCCAGGTTGTACATGTTATTGTTTATCTCATATGCGCCTACATGAGATGCAATAACTCGCGATGTGGTTTTCGTTCTCTCTGCTATCTCATAAACCTCAGACCTTGCCATTGGTGTGCAGTGAGCTACATCTACAATAAT